TAGAAATTTTAACTCTAAACTTACGCATTATCTCAAAGAGATGGATAGTAATAGTATCTGTATTTTTAATGAATATTTTGAAGAAGAAATTGTTAATGAAAAAGGTAAGATATGTCAATATAATAACTTTTCAGGAGCTGAGAGGAAAGCTATCGATTTAGCATGCTTATTCTCATTCATGGATATGAGAAAAGCTCAAGGAGATGTTCATTATAATTTAAGTTTTTACGACGAATTGTTTGATAGTAGCTTAGATGAAAAAGGTGTCGATCTTGTACTTGGAATTTTAAATAATCGTGTTGAAAAAAATAATGAATGTGTATTTGTTATTAGTCATAGAAAAGAAAGCATTAAAGCTGCTACCGGTGAAATAGTGTTTTTAGAGAAAGCCAACGGTATAACTAAACGTATAAACTTCGTTGATTAATCTTAAAAAATAACTATATAATATTATGATCTTCCCACAAAGTAATAAGCCATTTCAATCAAATGCATTTGGTAATAATCCCTTTAATATCAGCAAACCGCAATTAAAACCTAAGACTTTAAAATCACCAGAAACCCAATTACCTAGATTTTTAAACTATTATGCTGATTATAGTGGTTGTGGTCATTGGAGAATGATCTGGCCTGAGCAAGTCATGAATGCTCATAGTAAAGCTGTCGTTCACGGTACTACAGTTATGAATGTAGATGAAAGGTATTATGTTCAAGCTAAAGGTGTACGAATTCAAAGACAAGCAACTCCACAACAACTCCAATTTGTAAAATGGTTAAGACAAGTTGCTGATAAGAACAACTTTAGGTTAATATATGAAATTGATGATATATGCTTCCATGAAGATATTCCTGATTATAATAAATATAAAACAGCATTTACTGACCCAGCGATAAGACAATCTGCTCAAGAAATGATGGAAATATGTGATGAAGTTACAGTTACATGTCCATTCATGCAAGACTACTATAAGTCTAAAACAAATAATAAAAATGTAACAGTTATACCTAATTTTATGCCTAAATTTTGGTTAGGTGGTAAATCAAATATTAATCGTACGATGGAAAGTTACGATAAAAATAAAAGAAAACCTCGTATTTTATATGCAGGTTCTGGAGCTCACTTTGATGTTGAAAATCGTACAAAATTTAGAGATGATTTTGAACATGTTAATGATGTGATTCGTCGTACTGCTGATAAATATCAATGGGTATTCATTGGTGCTCACCCTCTACCATTACGTGATTTAATTCAAAATGGTAAAGTAGAATTTCATCCATGGAAGCGTTTATATGAGTACGGTCAAGGATTATATGATCTCAATGTTAACCTGATTGTTGCACCGCTACAGGATAATACGTTTAATCGCGCAAAATCTGATTTAAAGTATATTGAAGCATGTGCTTTAGGTCTACCTATTGTATGCCAAGATATATGTACATATGAAAATGCACCTATTAGATTCAAGACAGGTGATGAAATGATAGATCAAATTAATAATACTCTTAAAGATAGAAGTAGATATAAATCTCTTTGTAAGAAAGCATCTCAATATGCTGATACAAGATGGTTAGAAGATGATAGAAATATTGATTGTTATACAGAGTTGTATCAATACAGTGTTAATGATCCAAAAAGAGTAAACTTATCTAGATATAACTAACTTATAGTTGGCTTAAATATTTAAATGTTTAAGTTATATGAAAATGGTTATAGTAAGTTAACAACTGAAGAAAAGGGTGTAACAAGCGGTGATTTAAAGCTTGTTTTTATGAAAAATACGTTTGATCCGGTATTAACAAATCTAACTACATCAACTATGGACGCTAATAGAGCGTCACCTACTAATTTCAGTATAGGTGGTCTTGGAGTTACTTCTACTGCTTCTCCATCTCTTACATCAACCGGGGTTATTGTAGATACCAGTGATTTCACTAGTGATATAAGGAACATCGCAGTCATTGTTGATAATGTAGATGGTGAACCATATGGTTATTTAAATGTTGATTCTTTAACACAACCTGAAGCAAATGCAGGGTTTACAGTTGAATGGTCTAATAACATTATAGGTACGCTCGATTTTACTGCTAAATATAAAGCGTTGAAAGCTGGTTATATAAACTTTTATAATAGCAATGTTAATAATTTAGATGTAATTGATAGAGGTCGTATAGCAATAGTAAGTTATACCGGTTCACATAATCAACAAACTGTATATGGTATTATAAATGCTTTAGATACAATGCAGGATATATACGATGATACAGCATTTACTGAAGTTACATCAGGTCATATATTAACCAATTTAGCTATATCTAGTAAAAAGTTAATTGCAGATCAAACACTTATAGATACCGGTACAACTAATACATACACTACCTGCTATATTATATTCTATGTTCAAAAACCTGATACTACCGTAGCTGCTGATGCAATACCATTTGCAATATTTAGTGGTAATGATGAATATATATCAACATTTAAAGCAAAAATAAATGTAAACGTTTCAGGTATTATTGATATACAGTAAAAATACTAATAGGTTATTTAGATGAATTTTATAATAAATGAATTACGATAGCAATAGTAATATAAATGCCTTTGTTAGTAATAATATTAACAAAGGTAATATAATCGTTAAATCATTTAAAATGACTGGTCATACACCACCGGTTATTGAAAATCGTACAATACAAAATGATAATAATATAAATCTTGGTGCATCATCTGGTATTGAAAATCGTTCAATACAAAATGATAATAATATAAATCTTGGTACACCATCTGTTATTGAAAATCGTATAATACAAAATGATAATAATATAAATCTTGGTGTATCATCTGTTATTAAAAATCGTATAATACAAAATGATAATAATGTAGTGCTTGGTGCATCATCTGTTATTAAAAATCGTATAATACAAAATGATAATAATGTAGTGCTTGGTGAATCAATGCTAGGAGGGCAGGACTTACTATTTACAGTAGATACGTTAAATGATACATCTACCAGAACGCTTACAGTTGAGCTAGATTCAGGTGCTAGTTATTCAGGAGTAATTGATTGGAGTGATGGAAGTGCTGATACAATCCTAAATGGGGCTGTACCTGCAAGTATAGAACACATTTTTCCTTACAATATAGGTCTAATTCAAGTAAGGGTAAGTGGTAGTTCAGTTCCTAAGTTTAAACTTAGGAACCAAGAAGGGATAGTTTCAGTAGAGAACTTAGGAAATGTAGGTCTGCAAGATACGTTTGAGATGCTAGCGTATATCAATAACCTAGCGAGTGTCAACATTGGCGACTACGTAACCAGTCTCGGGGATAGAGTATTATATAACTGCACTAGCCTAACGAGCATTACCATTCCCGACAGCGTCACCAGCATCGGGAGTGAAGCATTCAGATCCTGCATTGGCTTAACGAGCATCACTATTCCTGACAGCGTCATCAGCATCGGGAGTGAAGCATTCCAGCTCTGCGAGAACTTAGAGAATGTAACTATCGGTAACAGTGTATCTGCGCTCGCGGTCGGCGCATTTAGACAATGCTATAACCTGACGAGCGTTACTATCGGTAACAGCGTCGAAATCATCGATGATTACGCATTCAATTTCTGCCCTATCCTGTCGAGCATCACTATTCCTGACAGCGTCATCAGCATCGAGGATTACGTATTTGATAAGTGCTATGACCTGACGAGCGCGACAATCGGTAACAGCGTGGCCAGTATCGGGAATGGCACATTTAAGGATACGAATCTAGCAGACTTCACCATTACAGATAGCGTCACCAGCATCGGGAATTATACATTCGATAACTGCACTGCCCTGTCTAGTGTTACTATTGGTAACAGTGTCACTAACATCGGTAATTTTACATTCGGCCGCTGCAGTGGTCTGACGAGTATCAGTATTCCTGCCAGCGTCACTCGCATCGGTACTCTCGCTGGATTCCTCGGGAATGATACATTCAGGTTCTGCGACAACCTGTCGAGTATTATAGTTGATAACAATAATCCAAATTATAGTTCAACAGGACCACTACTGCTCAATAAAGATAGCACTAATATAATTACCGGTCCCGGCGCTAGCGGTGATTTTACTATTACCGACAGTGTAACCAGCATCGGTTATTACGCCTTTGCCGAAAGCGATGGCCTAACGAGCATTACCATTCCCGACAGCGTCACCAGCATCGGGAATAACGCATTCATTTCCTGCGAGTTCTTAGAGATCATTAACACTAGTATTATAAAAGGTGCTATTAGTACTGGCAATACGTTACTTGGTACAGCATCACCACTTACTATAAATGTACCATTCTGGGCTCCTAATTGGACATCTGGTAGTGGTCAAACAATTGCTGGTAATAATAACGTAACTGTTAATATTAGTGAACCAGTAAGTCGTTCAATACAAAATGGTAATAATATAAATCTTGGTGCACCACTGTTATTAGGGCAGGATTTACTGTTTACTATCGATTCTTCGATTCGTTCAACGGTTCAAGTTGTGCTGGATCCAAGTGCTGATTATTTAGGGGTAATTGATTGGGGTGACGGAAGTGCTGATACAGATATGTCAACAATAATGAAAGGTAATCCAGATAGAGATATTTGGCACGCATTTCCTTCTAATGGAATATATCAAGTAAGGGTAACAGGAAGTTACGTTCCTAAGTTTAGTCTTCAAAAGGACCCCGGAGCTGCGGCTACTAATATAGTTTCAGTAGAGAACTTAGGAAATGTGGGTCTACAGGATACAGATTATATGTTTAAAGATTGCACCAACCTAGCGAGCGTCAACATTGGTAACTACCTCACCAGCATCGGGAATTACACATTCGAGGGCTGCACTGGCCTGACCAGCATCACTATCAGCAACAGCGTCACCAGCATCGGGAATTACGCATTCTATAGCAGCAGCCTGATGAGCATCACCATCCCCGATAACGTTACCAGCATCGGGGAGTACGCTACCGGTAACTGCACTGACCTGGTGAGTGTCACACTTCCAAATAATGTTGGATTTACCAGCATCAGTAACGGTACATTCTTTAACTGCTTAACCCTTCCAAACATCACTATCCCTGACAGCGTCACCAGCATCGGGACTAGTGTATTCCAGTGGTGCCCGAACTTAGCGAGTGTTTATACGTCCTTACCTAAATCAGTAGTAGACGCAGCTACAGATATTTTCCTTAATACAGCGTCACCTCTTACTCTAAATGTACCAACTGGCACTTCTGGCTGGGTAGCTGGAACTGGTCTGTCAATTGGCGGTAACAATAACGTAACTGTTAATATTGGTTCTTAGTTACAGATTGGTCAAGATATATATGGTGAAAATGCACAAGATCAAAACGGTTACAGTGTCAGTATAAGTGATGATGGTACTATTGCTGCAATTGGTGCTATTGGCTATGATGGTAGTGGTACAGCTGTAGGTCAAGTGAGAGTTTATCAAAATGTTAATGGTGTTTGGACAAAAATCGGAGCTGATATTAACGGTGAGGCTCAGGATCAAAGTGGTAATAGTATGAGTATAAGTGGTGATGGTACTATTGTTGCAATTGGAGCAATATATGCAGATAACGCAGGAGTTCAAGCAACGGGTCGTGTGAGAGTGTATAAAAACATATAAAATAATTAATGTTGAAAATAACAGGAACTACGCTATAATAGTAGTGTGAGTTACCGAAATATATACTACGATGCAAAAGAAAGATGTGTTAATTTATTTACCTGGGATGAAGATGGTAAAAGGATTAAAGTAAAAGCTTCCTACGACCCGTATCTTTATATTGAAAGTGGTAATGGTGAAGCTGAATCTATCTTTGGTACTAAACTAGTTAAGAAGACTTTTAGGACGCAGTATGAACGTTACAAGTATATAAAAGATACCGGAGTTAAGAGAGTATTTGATAACCTACCAGCTATTCAGCAATACCTTGTTGATTCGTTCTGGAAAGTAAATGAAACTCCTGAATTTAGTCAAAACCCAATTAAAGTACTTTTTGTGGATATCGAAACATATTCACCTGATGAGTTTCCTAATCCTCAAGACCCTACGCATACATGTAATGTTATTACTGCATATGATTCAATTGCAGATGAGTATATGACATTTGGTCTAGGAGAGTACGACAATAAAGATGATGATGTGACTTATATACATTGTAAGAGTGAACATGAATTGTTTCAGAATTTTGTAGAGTATATTGAAAAGGATTATCCTGATATTATATCTGGTTGGAATTCAGAGTTCTTCGACTTACCTTACATTATTAATAGATGTGAAAGACTATTAGGTGAAGATTGGAGAAATCGTTTATCACCATCAGGTAAAGTATATAGCAGAGCTATTAAAGGTCAATTTGGTCAAGAGCAAATTAGATGGTATATTGAAGGTGTATCATTGATCGACTATCTGGATGTATATAAACGATTTTCACCAGGGGTTAAAGCAAGTTATAAACTAGATGCTATTGGTGCTGCTGAGTTAGGAGAAAAGAAAGTCGATTTCGGTAATATGAATCTTGCAACTTTAGCTGATAAGGATTGGCAGACGTTTGTAGAGTATAATATTCAAGACGTTAGACTACTTAAAAAGCTTGAAGAAAAACTAAAGTATACTGAGTTGATTAAAATGTTAGCATACGTTGGCTTGACGTCCTTTGAAGCTGCACTAGGTTCGCTTTCGGTTATTAACGGTGCAACTGCAGTTACAGCAAGGTATAGGAATCAAAAAATACCTTCGTTTATACGAAATGAGGATACAGGTAAGAATCCTGGTGCGTATGTAGGTGAACCTAGAAGTGGGTTTCAAGAAAATATTGTTTCGTTTGATGCTAATTCACTATACCCTAATGTGATGATATCTTTAAATATGTCACCTGAAACTAAAATAGGTAAGATTGAGGATAAAACTGATAAGGATGTTACTATACGTCATGTTAATGGTAAGACGTTTACATTAGATACTGAGAAGTTTATTGAGTTTGTAAAGAATGAAGAAATTGGTATTAGTAAAGCTAATGTACTTTTTAGTCAGAAGAAGCAAGGTATCATGCCAACTATTTTAGACTTTTATTATAAGAAACGCGTTGAAGTTAAAAAGGAGTTAAACATCTTAAAAAGAGAATATGCAAATAATAAAGATAAAGTAACTAAGACGAAGATTGATCAATTAGATTCAAAGCAGTTATGTATTAAGGTTTTTATTAATTCAATTTACGGTTATTTTGGTAATAGGCATGCACCTTTTGGCGATGATGATATTGCATCATCCATTACATTGACAGGTCAATCTGTTATTAAGAAATCAAATGAGCTACTTAAAAATTATGTTAAAGAGCAAACTGGTATTACTGATGTTGAAAAACTAGAAAGTTGTGTTGTATATAATGATACTGATAGTTCGTATATATCTATAAAATTATTAATTGATAATATTAATATAGCATTTCAAAATGAAGATGGCACTCTAACTAAGCAACTATATGATGAAGTTCAGAATATTGAAGACTATCTGAATAAAGAAATTAAAATATGGGGTACTAAAGCTTTAAACTCTAAAGACTGTAGATTTATATTCAAACGAGAAGTTATAGCTGATGTTGGTATCTTTTTGCAGAAGAAGCGTTATGTACTGCATATATTGGATGATGAAGGTATACCAATGGATAAATATAAGTACACCGGGGTTGAAGTAGTACGTAGTACAATGCCTGAACCTATTAAACCGCATGTTAAAGGTATTATTGAAACTATGCTTTCAACGCAAAGTATTACAAAGACGAATAAATTATTAAATGAAACGTATACTATATTTAAAAACTTACCAGTCGAGGATATTACATTTGTTTCCGGGTTAAGAAATTATGAAAATTATGCAAGGCAATGTGATGGTTATAAAACTGCAAAAGGTATGCCTATTCACGCAAAGGCTGCATACTATTATAATATGCTATTGAAAAAGTTTGATATCGAAAATGATTATGAAACTATTAGTAGTGGGGATAAGGTTAGATATTTTTACATACAGCAACCTAATCCATATAATATATCTTGTCTAGCTTATAAGTATTATTTACCTGAAGAATTTACGAAGATATTTTTTGCAGATTACGATAAGATGTTTCAAAAGAACCTTTACGCTGTAATTGAACGATTCTATGAAAATGTTAATTGGTCTATTCAGCAGCCAGGACAAGCTGTTCAAACTGATTTATTCGATCTTTTAAGTTGATAATTGTGGTTTATAATATAAAATAATGGTATGTCAGAAACCAAATATACAACGTTTATTGATAATGCTGGTCGCAGCATTTTCGGTATTAACTCGAGTGAGACCAAGACCTCAATTACAGTTGAAAATCCTGTAATGATTCACGTCGCTCAACAAGAAAACGGGCAAATGGCTGTACAGTTATTTCCACTATTCTTTGCTGAATTCGTTCAGCCTAATGAAGATGAAAGCAGAAAGAACTTTTTTGTTTACAATAAATCAAGTGTTGCTTTAGGTGAGGGATTTGATGTTGATCCACGAATTTCAGAACAGTATGAACGTATTGTTAATCCGACTTTGGTACCTGCAGGTAGTAAAGAAGGTGAAGGTGAAGAAGCCGAAGTAATCAAGCTTTTCGACGATTAACAAATAATTATACTTTAAAAGTATTAATACCTCGTCTTTGACTTTTTTGTTAGAGACGAGGTATTTCCTTCTTGATATATCATATACATAT